GGCTATCGGTCGCGATGATCCACACTTGCACCATGTCGCCAGTCTTTCTATTGCTAGTACTTAGGGTAGCAATAGCGGCGATTGGCGAATTCTCAAGCCTTGAGCGGCCTTGCCATAATACATAGCCTAGATTTTTCATAGCGTACGCCAAAGGTTATAGGTCGCGCCGATTAGCACGATAGCTAGCAATTGGCAGATCATGATTCACCGCCATTGATAAAGTTATCCGCGCAATGCTTTGCGGCTTCGAATATTGCAGCGCGCAAGCCGGTATCAACTTGCCAACCTTGACCGTAGTCAATACTGATACCGTCGGCGACCTCGTCGTCGCCTAGCAGTGTGGACAGATACCACACGCCGCCGGTCGGATACCAACTGGCGACGCCATCGCGGGTAATGGATCGTTCAACACGTATTGTGACGCGGCCGGATTCGATACCGTCGCGCCAGAGGCACAAAACGGCGCGATATGGTTCAGGTATGGCAATACCCTTTTCGCTGGCCTGCAATTCACTGGCCAGCACCTTAATGGTTGTATATGTCATTACGCGGTCGCTCCTATAACGATCAATTTTGCCAGTTCTTCGTTGACCAGTTTTGCAAATTCCATGTTGACGCTTCCCGTTCGTTGATTGGTTGTGAGAGTTAAGGGCTACCGCTAGCGCATAGGCATGATCACGATCAGTGAGTCTGCGAGCGCCTCAACTACGCCCGCGTAGGTGAGGACTACAGGGTCGCCGGGCGCACCTATGTTAAGCAGGAAGGGCGCGCCAGCGGTCGCTTTCGCAGCCTTGGCAAAAAAGCTGGAATCCAGCTTGATCGGGTCGGGGCCTGCCGTGCGGTTGGTGGTGTCAGGTATCACTTGCTGGTAGTCGGGGTATTTGGCTTCTACCACTTTAAAGGCTAGCGGCTTGCCCTTGTCGGTTGTGGCTATAGTACTGGCGAAGTCAAACGCGATTGTCTTTGCGCTGATCGGGACCGTGCCGTCTATCTTGATGATAGTGTCTGCGTTTGAGGTCTGGCTCAGCTCAGCGTTGTGGCCTTTGAAAAGGATGTTGCCGTCGGTAGCAACTACGTCGCCGGAGCTGGCGAGTAGGATCCCACAGAGGTAGTAGCGAATGTCGTTCTTTGACTGGCAGGCCATCGCAGCGCGGATTAGTGAAGCGGGTAGGGTGATGTTTTTCATGATGTTAATTCCTTTAGGTTGATTCACGTTTAGTGGTTCGAAACACGGTCAATTGACCGATACGCGAGTGTAACACTAGCTTGTATAAAAATGCAACACCTTAAAAACTGTAACAGTAGAAAAAGACGACGCGTTACAAATCTGTAACGGCTGTAACGGCCGTGTAACGCCATCTGGCGCGGCTTGTAACAATGTTACGGTTTATTATTGTTATTACCATAATATTTTATTATTAGGTTAACTGGGGTTTATTTGAGGGTATATCGCGTGTTTTATATATGCTGCGTGTTTGGCGGAAAAAACTGTTACAAGGCCGTAAACTGTTACAAGCCCCGAAGCGCGCGCGTTACAGCGTGTAACGGTCTGAATGGGGCTGTAACAGCCGACCGCCCAGCCTGGCGACGCGGGCACGGCTACCAGTGCACTAACGATACAGGCCAGCGCCCTTGCCTGTATCAATTCACTACAGGCGCGCCAGCTAAAAGAGGCAAGGCGGCGCCCTTGCCTATTCTAATTCGGGTCCTATTTAATACTGTACAAAAATACAGGCCCCCGCCTTCAATTTTAATTGATTGTCTTATAATTCATCCCCTACCATCTCCACATTTTTCTCAAAATGGCATGTGGGCAAAAATTTGGTGTTTTCAGGGAGCGGGCTGCTATACTGCGTACATGGATGAATCACCAAAAATAAGATTCCCCCGCTTGCAGCTTGGCACGCCACTACAACTGGCTCCTGCCGTGCGGTCTGCCATACGTCAGCAGCTCGACAAGCAGCATTCCATACATGGTGAGTTCGGCGAGGCGTATGAAAGCCTGGGCGGACAAGAACACCTCAAAGAATGGGCGGACGAAAACCCCACCGATTTTTACCGCATGTTCACCGCGATGGCACCAAAACCCGTACAGCACAAGCACTCCGGCGAGGTTAAAATAGCACTCTCCCTCCAAAGAAACGCCGCACTGGATGGCGATGTCGGCGAACCGATCGAGGGTGAATACGAGGACCTGACCTGATGGCCGCCTTAGCCCACCAGCTAGAAGAGCCGCTATTCAAGAACTGGGACTATGAGCCTGACGAGCGCATATTCGACGACACCCCCTCTGCCAACGACATCGAGTTCAGCCCAGATGTTATCCAGGTGCCTTATGAGCCACGGCCGCTATTCCTACCTTTTCACAACCGGCAGCAACGCTGGGCATCCCTCGTCTGTCACCGACGAGCAGGAAAGACAGTTGCATGCGTTGCGGAGCTTGTACATCGCGCTTTATATACCTCTAAAACCAATGCGAGATATGCCTATGTTGCCCCCTTCTTCCGACAGGCCAAAGACGTTGCGTGGATGTATCTCAAGGATATGGTTCGCGAGTTCGCCGTCGACATTCGCGAGAGCGAGCTGCGTGTTGTTTTGCCTAACGGGGCTTGGATTACTCTATACGGGGCTGACAACCCAGATGCTCTCCGCGGACTTTATCTGGACGGCGCTATTTTGGACGAGTTCGGGGATTGCAGGCCTAATCTATGGGCTGAAGTCATACTCCCAACGCTGATGGACCGAAGGGGCTGGGTCGTATTTATCGGCACTCCCAAAGGAAAAAACGAATTCTTCAAGATCATGGAAAAGGCCCGCGCGGGAGATACGTGGTTCGACATGACGCTGAAGGCAAGCGAGTCAGGCCTGCTCTCCCCTGACGATCTGGCCGAATTACGCGAGCTGCAGACCGAAGACCAGTACGCGCAGGAATTCGAGTGTAGTTTCGAGGCCGCGGTGCTGGGCACCTACTACGCCTCCTTGATCAACCTGGCGGAGCAGAAGGGTAAGATCACCACCGTGCCGTATGACCCCGAGTTCAAGGTCAATGTGGCCGGCGACCTCGGGTTTACCGATTCCTGCTCGTGGTGGTTCTGGCAGCAACGTCCTGACGGTATCGCTATTATCGATTTCGAGGAGGATGATTCCAAACCCCTCGAATTTTACTTCGAAATGCTGGAAGACAAGCCCTACGAGTACGACACCATCTGGCTCCCCCACGATGCGCGAGCCAAAACACTGCAAACCGGCCGCTCCACCATCGAGCAGTTCCTGAAGCGTTTTGAAGATGACGATCTCGAGATTAGAATCACGCCACATCTGTCCATTCAGGCCGGTATTGACGCCACACGCCTTATACTGCCATCATGTCACTTCGATCTAGCTGCCTGCACACTGGGTATAGAAGCTCTCAGGGCCTACCGGAGACGTTACGATGAAGTAGCCAACAGCTACAGTAATAAGCCGTTGCACGACTGGTCTAGCCACGCATCTGACGCTTTCAGGTACCTGGCGCTGGTCGTACAGCAGCAAAACCCCAATTATTCGGCCGCTACTGACCCCCAAAAGGCCATACAGCGTTTGAAGTCGGTTGAAGTGCAACTCAACCCGCTGTGGGCTGAACGAGAGCAGCGACGGTCCCGCGGCGGCCGACGCAGGAGAATTTAAATGGCAGAGTCAGGCAATGTAACTGATATTGAAGAGTCCAGGGCGCCCAAGGAGAAAACTCCGAAAGGTTGGCACGATTACTGGACGAAGGAAATGGGTGCCTATGGCAAGCGTATAGGCAAGTTCCAGAAAACCGGCATGAAAGTCGTAAAACGGTTCATCGACGACAATCCTGAATCCGGTGAAGACATCCCCGACGATCGTCTGAATTTATTCTGGACCAACATCATCACCCTGCAGAGCATGATGTTCGGGCAGGTGCCCAAGGCTGATGTTACCCGTGAACACAATGACCCTGATGACGACATCGCCAGGGTCGCCGGCCTGATGTTCCAACGTATTCTGGAAGCTGACACCCTACCCTCTGGGTGCGATATTCCTACCGTGCTGCATGCGTGCCTTCAGGACCGGCTGCTACCAGGCCTTGGCGTTGCCAGGGTCCACTATAGTTTTGAGAAGGGCAAAAAGCCCCAGCTGGACCCAAAAACCGGCGAGGTCGCGGAAACTGAAACTATTATCAGTGAGAAGTGCGACCCCGTGTACGTCCACTGGCAGGACTTCGCCTGGGGTTGGGCCAGAATATGGAAAGAAGTACCCTGGCTCGGCTATCGCAATTTCCTCGACAAAGACGAGGCCACTGAGCGGTTCGGTAAGAAACAGGCCGAATCCCTCGACTACCGGCAGCAACAGGCCAAGTCGACAGACGATGACGGCACTACCAACCCTGACGAGGGCGATAATGCCTACAAAGCTGAAGTCTGGGAGTTCTGGCACAAGGCCACTAAGAAGGTTTTCTGGTGGTCGAAGGATGCTGACCTGATTCTGGACTCCAAACCGGACCCGCTGCAGCTGGCTAACTTCTGGCCCTCACCAAAGCCCCTGACAGCCAACCTGACCACCAATTTGTTTATGCCCAAAGCCGATTACGCTATGGCGCAGAGCCTGTACACTGAAATTGACGTGTTGCAGTCCCGAATCTCCATTATCACCGACGCCGTGCGTGTTGTGGGCGCCTATGATGCCTCTGAAGAGGCTATTGGCCGCATATTCAAGGAAGGCGGCGAAAACGACATGATTCCGGTCCAGAATTGGGCTATGTTTGCCGAAAAAGGTGGAATTGTGGGTTCTGTAGCGTGGTTTCCGGTCCACGAGGTCGTCAGCACGCTGAAGACCCTGGCGGAGATACAATCCCAAACAATCGAGAAACTCTATCAAATCACCGGAATGTCCGACTTGCTTCGTGGTGCGAATACTGACCAGTACACCTCAGACGGCACCAACCAGCTCAAAGCCAAATTCGGATCAGTTCGTGTTCAAGCTATGCAGGACGAGTTTGCCCGATTCGCCAGCGACCTTGACTCCCTCAAGGCCGAAGTAGTCTCCAAGCACTTCACGCCGGAGAGTATCGCCAAACAGTCCAATGCCCAGTTCCTGCCTAAAGCGGACCTGGACAAGGTCGGGCCGGCAATCCAGCTGATGAAAGATCCTGAAATCAGCTGGCGGGTCAACATCAAGCCTGAATCGATCGCTATGGTCGATTACGCGCAATTGAAGTCAGAACGTACAGAATTCCTCACGGCAATGGCAACCTTCCTGCAGAGCGCACAGGCAGTCGGCAAGGCTATGCCTGGGTCCGTACCCATGCTGATGGAGCTGATGAAATGGGGCATGGCAGGATTCAAGGGCGCCGACTACCTGGAAGGCATCATGGACCAGGCTATCGAGCAGGCTAAGAACGCTCCGCCGCAGCAGGAAGACGGCGGCAAAGCAGCCGGCGCCATGAAGCTGGAGCAGATGAAGCAGCAGGGCGAAATGCAGAAGATGCAGATGAAGGCGCAGTCCGACATGCAGTTCCTGCAAGCCAAGTTCCAGACCTCCATGCAGCTTGCTCAGATGCAAGCCGCTGGCAAATCTGAGTCAGAGCGCGCCAAGATAGCGGGCGACCTGGAGAAAATACGTGTCGACTACGAAGCGGACATGGGCGTCATACAGGCCAAGTTGGACGCTGATCTCCAGGTTGAGCGGGGCCAGGCCGCTTACGCTATCGCCGAAGAGGACACCCAGCATGACAACAACATCACTGAAGAGCAGCTGGCGCACCACAACGCTATGCAGCTCGCCCGTGCCAAACCTACCGGAGCGCCTTCATGAGGTGGCGGCAGGACAAAGACACCGGCGAGATGATCCCCATTGACGCGGCGGCGGCGAAGAGCTACGGAGTGGCTATCCACGGTCCTATAGACTCTTTTGTTAGCCCTATCGATGGTACTGTTATTAACGGGCGGAAAGATTATCGTGAGCATTGCAAAAAGCATGGCGTGGTGCCTGCTGCAGAGTTTTCGCCTGAGTTCCTGGCTAAAAAAGAAAAAGAACGGGACGACTTCTACACCGGAGTAATCTCATCAAAAGAGCGTTTTAAAAGACGCCAAAATATCTATGACATCTGGACGGAGAGAGAAAGACATGGTTAAATTAGGTCAAGGTTCTGCGGTTCAAGACATTGAGGCCGCATGGGAAGAGGTTGAGGGTGACGATAATGGCGAAAAAGACGAAGGAGGTGAACAGGGTGCCCCCAGTGGAGATGCCTCAGATACGTCTGGGGAGCCGGTCGATGCATCAGGAGACACCGGAGGAAGTGAAGGAGATGGCAGCGACGGCGACGGCGATGCGGACCCTGAAGGCACCGGTGTCACGGCAGAGGGTGAAGGCGCTCCAGCGCCGACAGGCGACGATGGCGCGGATGCAGGGGCGCCCGCCGATCTAGACGACGGTCCACCCGCCGGCTTGCCGCCTGCCGCTCGTGAAGAGTGGAAAAACACCCCCAAAGTCATGCAGGACGCTATCCGTCAGCGTGAGGTGGATATCTCCAAAGGCATCCAGAAATACGCCACTAACGCCAAACGCGCAGAGCAGATGGACCAGTTAATGGCCCCATTTGAGCAGTATATGGCTATGAATGGCGGGCGTGGGCAAGCCATTAACGGCTTGTTGCAGACAGGTTCAGGCCTGCAAATGGGGTCGCCGGCGCAAAAAGCGCAGATTGTGGCGGGGCTTATTGAGCAATTTGGGGTTGATATCGGCGCCCTGGACAACCTGCTGGTCGGCAAACCGGCGCAGGAAGGCGGCGATAACGCTGTAGGGCAGCAGGTAGCCGCAGCTATGCAGCCGTTTCAGCAGTTCATGCAAAACTACCAGCAGAACCAGCAGAATGCCCAAGCCCAGAGCAACCAGGCGGTGATGGGTGAAGTTGAGCAGTTCGGCAGGCAGAACGAGTTCTACAAGGATGTGAGGTCACAAATGGCCGATCTGCTGCAGATGGCGGCTAATCGCGGTCAGCAGCTCACCCTGAAAGACGCCTACGACAAAGCCTGCATGTTGACACCTGAGGTGTACAAAATCCTGCAGGACCGTAAATTGACCGGTGATATAGCGTCCAAGGAACTAGCTGCGGCCAGTGTACTGGGCCAGCGTAACGGCGGCGAAACAGCCGGTGCGGACTCACTTCGTGGTGCGATAGAGGACGCCTGGGTCAATCAAGGCAAAGTTTAATGCTTTACAACGCCCCGAATATCGTTATATATTCGGGGCTACAGTACTAGGTTGCTGCTTCACGCAGCACTCCTGAGTTAGGAAAGGCTCTCAAAAGCCTCACTCCGAAAGAACTTTTTTCGTTAACCTATTTTAGGAGACTGACCTATGTCATTCCCAAATATCAGCGATATCCTCGCTACCACGATTGAGTCACGGTCTAAGAAGATCGCTGACAACGTCACCGACAACAACGCCATACTGAAAAAGCTGTCCTTGAAGGGTAAGCAGAAGAGTTTCAGCGGCGGTCACAAAATCCTTCAGGAACTGTCCTTTGCCGAAAACGGCAATAGTGGCTGGTATTCTGGCTACGATATCCTGCCTACTGGTGCGTCTGACGTGATCAGTGCGGCTGAGTTTGATATCAAGCAGGCAGCAGTGCCTGTTGTAATGTCCGGTCTGGAAATGCTCCAGAACGCCGGCAAGGAACGAATGATTGACCTGATGGAAAGCCGCCTCACGGTAGCTGAATCTACTCTGGCCAACCTGATGTCCACCGGTTTGTATTCTGACGGTACTGGCTCTGGCGGTAAGCAGGTAGACGGTTTGAACGCCGCCGTACCTCTAGACCCCACTACCGGCACCTACGGCGGCATTGATCGCGCTACCTGGACCTTCTGGCAGTCTCAGTTGAGCAACCAGACGGCCGTCAATGGTTTGGACAAGGATAAGATCCAAGGTTACTGGAACGCCCTATGGGCCGCACAGTGCCGCGGTAATGATCGTCCTGACCTGATCATGGTCGACAGCACTGTCTGGGCTACCTACATGGCATCCCTGCAGGCGCTTCAACGCTTTGCACAGCCTGAAGTCGGTAACCTCGGTTTCCCCTCACTCAAGTTCATGGACGCTGATGTGGTCCTGGACGGCGGAATTGGCGGCAGCTGCCCAGCTGGTACTGGCTTCTTCCTCAACTGCGACTACATCCACTATCGTCCGCACAGCGCGCGGAACATGGTCCCTTTATCTCCCAATAAGCGGTACTCAACCAACCAGGATGCTGAAGTTCAGATTCTGGCCTGGGCGGGTAACTTGACGACTTCTGGTTCACAATTCCAGGGCCGTTACGACGCCAACGGGTAAATGACGGGGGTTTCGGCCCCCAACACTCAAATGTACTAAGGAGTATGTTACGATGAGTAATTTTCAAACAGCAGATGGCAGTCTTGGCGGTCAAGCGATTGACGAGAGCAGTGCTACCTTGCAGAACAGACTGGGGCGTACCATTGTTGCCTTGGACACGGCGTCCACAGACTACGGCTATGGTGAGTTTATCTACCTGAAAGGGTTGGATGCCACGATTGTCGGCACGTCTGTGACGTATGAGTACGGTAGCTATGCCACCACGTTGGCAGTTGCCAATGGTGTAGGACTCCTTGCGTTTGCGATGTCAGCCTGTGTCACCGGCGAGTACGGCTGGTATCAAATTCGCGGATTGGCAGTGGCGGAAGTTCTGGCAAGTTTTGCAGACGACACACTGGCGTACCTGACCGCAACTCCTGGCGAACTTGACGATGCTGTTGTAGCTGGCGATTGTAGTCACACTGCCTTTGGTTACAGCGACATTGCAACACCCGCCCCTGGACAGGCATTGCTTTCGATCAACTACCCGTTCGTTACGAACATCAGTAACTAATTACTGATCAGCCTGCCTGGGTGCCCTTCGGGGCACCCTTTTTTGGAGCCGCGTATGCTTGAAGTATTGAAGCGTTACTCTACCTGCCGCAGGCGCACTATCAACTTGACCCTAGCCAGCGTGCTGGGTTTTTCTGTTACTATAACTACCCGACTGGTGCCCACAGGGCGCCGGCTTTATAAAATGACGAGGCTGACAATATGTTAGAACAAGCAGACTACAATTTGACTGAAGCTGCCATGCAAGGCGGCGGCGCTCGCGGTTTGGGCGACGACACTTTGCTGGTGAAGTTTTTCATCAACCCGCGCCAGGACATGGAGGCTACGGCGGAAGCAAATCGCCCAATCTTCAACGACTGCGAGTACATCCAGATTATCCAGCCAGGTAACAAGGACAGCATTGTCCGCCGACCTGCGATGAATATGGACAAGGCCCGCTTCCCTGAGCACTACAAGCGTTTCAAGTCGCGTGAAGAGCAGCAGTCTAGTGAAGGCACCCCGCTGGAGCAGTGGACAGGCGTCACAAAGAGCCAAGCGGCAGAGCTTCGCTGTATGCATGTGCTTACGGTCGAGCAGCTGGCTGGCATGACAGACGTCAACGCTCAAGGCTTCATGGGTATATCCCAGCTGCGTGATAACGCGCGGCGCTTCCTGACAGCAGCGGACAGCGCCAAGCTGGGCAACGCACTGGCAGAGAAAGACGAGCAGATTGCACGCATGGCTGCGCGTTTGGACGCCTTAGAAAAAGCGGACGGCAACTACTCGCCGGCAATTGAAAATAACGCTTTAATGAACGCCGCTAAGGATCCTGAACTAGCGGAAGAGTTCGGTGCTGAGGTTGCCGCGGTGAACTACAATGAGGTAGCCGGTGCTGAAACTGCCGGCGATCCTGACGTGGAAGAACCTGGCGAAAACGCGCCCCCCGTGGAAGAGCCGGCGCCTAAAAAGCGCAGAGCACGTAAGCGCACACCAGCAACGGAGTAAAGCATGGCTCGACAGGAGACAGCGACAGTAATCATCAACCGGACAGCCCTTGAAGTGGGGCTTACGCCGATAACTGATCCTGTCGCTTCTACGGATGATAACTTCATCCAGCTCACCGGCCTGCTGACCGTAGCTGGCATGGAGCTTGTCGAACTGCACCCGTGGGAAGTGCTGAACGCCATCGAGTCATTCACCACTGTTGTACCCAGTGACACTGGCAGCTACGCACTGCCTACCGATTTCGCTTACATGCTCGACCAGACTGGTTGGGACAAGACCAACAACGTGGCGTTGGCGGGTCCGCTATCGCCGCAGGAATGGTCGTACCTGGACGGGCGTGATCTGATTAGTCAGTCTATCTACGCCAGCTTCCGTATACAGGCCGGCCTATTTGAGCTATTCCCCCAGCCCCCTCCCAACGGGCTGCTGGTTCGCTATGAGTACATCAGTCGCAACTGGGCTACCCTTGCCGACACGACACCGATCGAAGCCATAGTAAACGGTAGTGACGTGGTGCTGTATGACCCGTTGATGACGCAGAAATTCCTGAAGGTGAAGTGGCTGGAGGCCAAAGGGTTTGACTCCGCAGCCGCGCGTATCGAATTTGAGAACATCTTCAATTCCCGCACCGGACGTTCCACTGGCGCCCCGATTCTAAACGCCGGCAGAAGCAGAGGCGGCGTGCCGCTGATCAACCCGTACTACAACCTCCGCGATACTGGATACGGAGCGTGATATGGGCGTTGTTTTCAGAGAGCGCACAGTCGGGACGATAGGACGACCCAGACCAGTTACAGGGGGTGAATCATCCGTACCGGCCAGCGTCGGCGGTGTTAACGCGCTCGACGGTCTGGCTAGCATGCCCCCAGAAGATTGTATCTACGCCTACAACCTTATGCCTGTCGAATACGGTATGCGGGTCCGTATGGGCTACCGCGAGTGGGCTACCGGATGCACCGGCGATGTCCACACCGTACTACCCTACACGTCGTTTTCAGACGCTACCAACAGCAAACTGTGGGCAGTGACTGAGGAAGGCATCTACGATGTGACCACCTATAACACCACCTCCCCGACTCTGGACGTGAACTTTTCTGATCAATCCCCAGGTGCCGGCTACGGTGTAAAAACTGAATTCACCAGTGACGCGCAAGACCACTATATGTTTTACGCGGATGCTGTTAACGGCATCCACCAGTACCTGGAGGGCACCGGCTGGTCTGTGCCCACCGGCTGGACCTACGATATAGGCGCTGGCGCGGTAGCGTTCCCTGTCGACGATGTGGCTTTTGTCATGGTGCATAAGCTGCGTATCTGGGTCATTCTGGAAGGCAGTGCGGACGCTTGGTACTTGCCGGTAGCCTCGATAGCGGGGGAACTGGAGAAGTTCACCTTTGGCGCCAAGATGCCTCACGGCGGGCGACTGATGGGTCTGTACAACTGGACTATAGACGGCGGCGCCGGTGTCGATGACCTGCTGATAGCAATCAGTGAGGCGGGCGACATCATCGTGTATCAGGGCGGCGACCCGACAAATGTAGACTCCGCCACCGGTCAGCCCTGGCAGGAAATTGGTGCGTGGTTTATAGGCCAGACACCAAACTCCCGCCGGATAGCCGTACCTCAGGGATCTGAACTGTATGTGCTGTCGTCCTTCGGCGTCACCAGCATACGCGACTTGCTGGAAGGCGCGGCGACCAACATCACCCGTAACAGTCCCAGTGCAAAAATTAACCGCTTCCTGCGCGCTGACGTGGCGAACGGATTGCCCCGTTACGAGTGGTCCCTGAACGTACACCCTGCTGACGGTTTCCTGCAGATCGTGACACCAGTACCCGCCAACACGCCTTTCACCCAGTACAGCCAGTGCCTGAACACTAAAGCGTGGGGGATGTGGGAAGCAGTGCCTATGGTCTGCGCCGACACCTGGGACGGTGACTACTTCATGGGCGGCGAAGACGGCGTGCTATACCAGTACACCGGCACCCGCGACGGCGTCACTCTAGCGGGTGCGGTCGGCGAGCCGGTAGAGTTCCGCTCACTGACCAGCTTCCAGGCGCCATTTGGTGAACTTTCACACAATAAACAGATAGGCCTTATCCGCACCGTGGGGCTGACATCGAACAACACCCGCCTGGCAGTTAAGGCTATTTACGATTACGACCTGACCGCTATCGTTACCGCGCCGACGGCTGCTGGTGTTGTAGACCCTGACAGTTGGGACAGCGCCCTGTGGGATGTGGCGACTTGGGACCCAGGCATAGAGGCCAACTCATATATTGCCGGTTCTCTGGGCATTGGCCGCGCTGTGGCTATCGGCCTGACTGGCAGCTCCACCAGCCGCGACACAATCGTAGCGTGGGACCTGGTCGGCACCAAAGGGGGGTTCATGTGAAAATACACACTTTAGCAATGCCCCACGAGTGGGACTGGTTCCGCCGGCGGACGCACACTATCGCGTGTGAGGACTCCGAAGGCATGGTCATGTACAACAATGACCTCACCATAGCCGCCGTTGCCGTATTTGACAGTTTCTCACCGGATGGGTGCAACGTACACTGGGCAATCCAGAACCCTATGGCTATCCGTCACGGGTTCATCGATGCTGTCTCGTTCCATGCGTTCGTGACTCGTAACCGGAAGCGCGTTTTCGGCCTGATACCGTCTACCAACGCCAAGGCTTTGAAGTTTAATTTTCATATCGGCATGACGGAAGTGACACGGATACCGCATGCGATGGGTGAAGGAATAGATTATATTGTGATGACCATGACGCGCGAAAGCTGTCGGTGGTTGTCGAAAGAATGGAGAGAGGCAGCGTAATGGCTAGTTTTGAAGAGCAGATGGCAGCGGCTATAGCGAAAATGGAGGCAGAGGCCTCCGGTACAGGTGCTGCTACGGCCACAGGCGGGGGTGCGGCTACCGAAGCGGACGTAGCAGCCGCGTACAGGCGCGTACTAGGCCGCGATGTGCAGCAGGAAGGTCTTGATTACTACGCTGGGACGCCATTGAGCGAACTGGACGCCACCCTGATGGCGTCCCCAGAGCGGCAATATATGATGGACGCCAACAATTCCCAGTTGGATGATTACTATATGAAGGAGTTCGGGCGCCCCGCACAACGTGAGGGTGAAGAGTTCTATGCCGGCCGCGATGACTGGGACCAGATACAACTAGAATTGAATGCCAGCGCCGAAGGTCAGGCGTTTGACCAGAACCCGCAAGCCTGGGACCCAACTTGGGGCGAAGGTGGTGAGTGGTCTGGATTTGTAGAAGAGGACAGGGGCGCTTTCCGTAACCCTTACGGCGACGAACACGTTGACCCTGCTGTAGGCGCGCCGTATGACCCGTTTAACCCATCACAGATTGGCGCACGCGGCACTCCACTGCCTGGTGCAGAGCAGCCTACACTACCAGGTGACGGAACGTCTGGCCCTGGCGGCACCGGCGGACTACCTTATGCGGGCGGCGGCGGTAACTACGGGGACAACCGTTTTGGTAGCGGCGACAACACTGTTGACGCCGGCTACGAGTCCACTTTCGAGCGCCAGCAAACGCACGGCGGCATGAGTAACCCAGAATTGTACGACGCACAGTTCAGCAACCTGCTAGGCCAACAGAACGACTTCATGAACCAGCAGCAGCAGGCACAGGCTGTTCGTGGTGACAAGCCAGCCCCGACTGAGTTCAACAGTAAAACTGCTTTCGACTGGTACAACCCAGATCAGGGCGGCTTGAAGACAGCCACGGCAGCTATGAACCCAATGGCGGGCGGCGCTGACGCGTCTAACTGGCAGTTCGCCCCTGGTGTATACGCCGGCATGACCAACCGTGAAGCGTTCGGGGCTGTCGAAGGGCAGTTGTCGCAGGAGAACCGGAACATGCTGCACAAGGGCTTTAACGACCCGCTGAACCAGTCAGCCGGTGACATGGTGCAGTTTGCCAGCGGCAAGCATATGGACCCCAGCTACTATTCCTCGCACCGTGACGCGAATACGGACACCAATTACCAAGGCGCGTTGGATCAGTTCACCAACCTGCTGTACAACAGAACAGACTTAACGACGCCAGCCGGTGGAGGCCCCAAAGCCTCACCTGGCTACGCGCCAGTAATTTAGGAGGCCACTCATGGGCGGCAAAAGCACACCAGATTTCGGCAATGTAGCAGCAGCGCAGGGCGAGGATAACCGACAGGTTGTTCAAGACCAGTTGTATGCTAATCGACCTGACCAGTACACCCCTTGGGGCTACACCAATTGGACTACGGAAAAGATTCCTGACGGCAACGGCGGGTTCACTGACAAGTGGACGCAGACCCAAGGCCTGACACCGGAAGCGCAGAATGAGCTGTATAAACAGCAGGCAATTCAGTCCGGTAAGAGCGACGTAGCCGGTAGCCTGGTTGGTCGTATGGGCAGTGAGTTCGGGGAAGCGATGGACTGGTCTGGACTCAACCCTATGGGTACCGTGCCGGAGGCGCAGTACACCCGATCTGAGGACGCCCAGACTACACTGGGCGACCCAGCAGACATGCGTACTCGCGCAGAGAGCGCAGTGTACGACAAGGGTGCCAAACGACTGGGGTCACAGTTCGACAGCAAGCGCCAGGGGATGGAAATCAAGCTGCGTAATCAGGGACTGAACCCTGAAGACGAAGCGTACAAGTCACAGATGGCGGGACTCGGTGAGCAGGAGAACGACGCCTACGGCAACCTGCAATCTACCGCTGTCACCCAGGGCCAAGGCGAACAGGCGCAGGCGTGGGGTCAAGGTTTGCAAGCGGGGCAATTTGCCAACGCCGGCAACCAGCAGACGTTCGGCCAGAACCAGGCGGCGAACCAGCAGAACTTTGGGCAGGGCATGCAACAGTCTGCCTACGCCAACCAGATTCGTCAGCAGCAGATGACTGAGGAAATGCAGCAGCGCGGATTCAGCCTGAACGAGATCAACGCACTGATGAGCGGCCAGCAGGTTCAGAACCCGCAGATGCCCAACTTTGCACAGGCGCAGGCTGCACAGCCCGCACCGTTGTATCAGGGTGCTGTCGACACCAGCAATGCTAGCCAGATGGCAGACCAGGGTGTTATGAGCGGTCTGGGCGGGCTTGCACAGGCAGGCATCGGCGCCTACGGAATGAAATTGGGGGCCGGCTAATGACACCTGAAGAGTACGCGCGCATGCAGCAACAGACTGCGGCTATATTGTCGCAGTCAAACACCGGCGGTACTGGCATGATAAGCCAGGGAGCTACGGCGTCTATGTCACCAGAAGTGCGGGCCGCGACAGCCGCACAAGCCGCTCAAAGTACCGCCGGCATGCGTAGTTCTTTGGACTCTACACAACAGTACGCTGACGCGATGCGCGATGCCCCCCTGTCTGAAGGGCGGCAAACTGGCGACATATTTGTAGCATCTAACCCGTTGGAAAGCCTCGGTGCTATGGCTAAAGCTGGCACCGGTGCTTACGGTAGCTACCTGGTCGGGCAAGGCAGAGGGCGCGCAGATCAAATGGACACCGCCGCTGCTGTGGCAGGGCGAGACCTCAAGCGGGACGACACTGTGCTGGCTAACGAATTCCGCACCTCTGAGCGTCTGGACACGGAGCGCGCTACAGATGAGCGGCAAGTAGGGCTTATAAACGCGCGCAAACAAGCCGCTGAGTTAGCTACTAAAAACCGCTTTACCGCAGCTGAGTTGGCGGATAAGAACGCCAAGCTCAAAGGCACCGACATGCGGATGATCGACACCAACAACCCTGAGAACGGACCTGTTAACGTGGTTCATCGTGATGGCAAGCCGTACTTCAAAGACACCAACAAGCCAGTACCGGACGGTCACGTTGAGTGGGACAAGTACATGGACAATCAGCGCCTCGAACGCTCGGCGGCTGTTAAAGGCAACCGTGTAGCGCGTGCCCGTGCAGCGGACAAACTGGATTTGCGACTCATAAAATACGGCAAGGATTTGGAAAAATCGCAGATACCCAGAGTGCAGGCAGATGTGGCCGCAGTGGACGCGTTCTTAGCTGACATACCTCGTGACGAGGAAGGCAACATAACGTCAGTACCTGGTGTTGGCTACGGGCAAAACACCCCTTACCTCGGCGGCATGCTTTCGTTCACGCAGGAGGTATTGACACCTGAAGGTGCGCCTGGGGATAAAGCTACACAGATGCGCGCGCTTATACAGCGAGTGCTGAACACGGAGATACGGGCGCAGTCTGGTGCTGCTGTAACCTTGCAGGAAATGATTCGTAACCGCACAGGTTCTGGCGTCGATACCTGGAGTGGTGACGAAGATTTCCTCACTATGTGGCCGGTAATTAAAGAGGCTCTGGCAGAGGTTAAAGGTAATTATGACGCGGCTTATGGTCCTGACGTAACGGATGTTTATGACCGGCGCAAAGGCGGCGAGTCCCTGACTACAGCAGATTATTTCGCACAGTTGGGGGAACTGGACGAAGAAGAAGAGTTACGACTTGAGCTGGGGTTATAACCTAATGACGCCTGAAGAACGCGAAATAAAACTTCAGCGCCTGCAGGAATTGGAGGCGCGTAGAACTGCGCGCGCTGAACGCGTAGCGCCGCCCAAGGCATCCGGCATACCGGACCCCACTGAGGCTGCTGCTGAAGAAACTCAGCGCGTAAAACACGAAGCTACAGGCATCGACCGCATACGGGCTGTTGGGCAGGGCGCGATGCTGGGTTGGTCCGACGAGATAGGTTCCGCTATAGCCGCCGCCCCAGCTTGGTTGGGTGACGATACCGGCAAGAGTTACGGTGATGTTTACGGTGAAATGAAAGACATCGTCGACTATGACAGAAGAGTTTATGAGCGTGATAACGCCGGTGAGGCTCTGGCGCTCAACGTAGCGGGCGGGTTTCTAACCGGCGGCATGGGTGCCAGTAGAGTGGCCGGCGCAAAAGCATTCAAGAACGCCCCTAAGCTGGCTAAGGCTTTAGGGGTCGGCGTAAGTGAAGGCGCTATCGCCGGTGGTGGTGCTGCGAGAGAAGGCGAACGCCTGCAGGGCGCAGGCATGGGCGCCGCGCTGGGCACACTGTTCCCCCTAGCGGGGCAAGCTGGCCGGTCTAGCATGAACACGGTAGTGAAGCGTCGGGTAGCTAAAGAGTTGGGTGAAGGCGCGGATTTCAGACCGCTTAACCTGGCTGGCGAAGACGGCGCGCTCCGCCATTTTTACCGCAACGTGGTCGGTAAGGCTATTGGCGGCCGGGGGAAAATACTGCGCCAAAGTCAACGCTACCTGGACGAGGCGACGGAGGCTGTAGAAGGCGCACAAGCCGCAAAGAAAAGTGTAGGTAGAGAACTGAAAGTCGAGAAGCGCGGGCTGAAGCAGACCGTGCAAATGGCAGCGGACGAGGCTGATGACGTAATCTCCAGGGAGGCAGTAGACCTCCGCGCTAGAACCGCGCAGGAAGCACTGCCGGATGATTTCCGCGTGGAAGTTCTCAAAGATGTCGACCTTGAGGATGTACATAAGGTAGCTGGCAAACTGAAAACCTGGTGGCAAAAGAAAGGTTTCAGCATGGTTAAAGAGCGCCAGTTCGACTGGGACGGTTCGCTCTCCGACGACGTACAACGGATGATAAACGACGACCCTGCGCTGATGCTAGCGATGGGCGAGGCCCCAGGGATGGTGAAGTCCTTGGAGCGCCGGTTTGGTATGACTGACGCTATGGAACAACTTCGTAAGAGCAGCGCCTCCGGTGAAGGCCTGCCCGCCGACATAGCGCAAATGTTCACCCCGCATATAAAACTTGACGGCGATGCCCTGATGGAAATGCGGAACGTGTTCGCCAAACTGGCTAACAAGCCTGGGGATAACGCTTTTGCGTACAGGGCTGTTAAGCAGCGGTTTGACGCCATGATTAAGAAGCAGCTCGACGGCGACGGTGTTGCCCAGTTTGAGGACCAGATAGCGCGGTGGACTACCCAGCGCAACTACCTTGACTCAGCCAGGCGCGCGCGGAAATCGCAAGGTAAGTTTACGCCTGAAGAGTGGATGACCGGTGCGGGCAAATACGGTGACGCCGCTACCGGCAGCGCGCCTATGCAGGGGCACGCAGATAAGTCTTTACGGAGCGGCGGTTTGGCTAAAGCTAAAGCGAAGCAGACAGCACGCGAGCTGCCTCAACAAGAGTTGGAGCTTAACGCGGATGTCAGACTGGACGACGCAGCAGAAGGTTTGCAACAGGCAAGGCAACGTCAAGCTGGCGTTAAAGAGTCTGTGCCCACCGCGCATGTGGGGCCGATTAACCAGCTCGCATTGAACGCGCTGTTGGCCTTGCCTGGTCTGGCGGTGTTAGGCCCGATTGGCGCGGCGTCAGGTGTTGCGGTAGCGAGCATACTCGGCAGTCCCAGAACCCAACGTGCGTTAGCTGGGCAGACTGGTATGCAGAAGGGGCTGGCTAAAATGATTAAAAAGTATGATGCTGGAGGCTACAGCAAAGAGCAATTTGAGAGGCTGATGCGGGCGTTTAGTCGCCAGTTAGCTGCTTCACCAGGAGAGGAATAATGTCTAGAAACGCATCAGGGGTATATTCGCTCCCTTCAGGTAACCCAGTAGTCTCCGGTACGACGGTCACGTCTACCTGGGCTAACGACACCATGACGGACATAGAAACCGGTCTGACCAGCAGTCTGGACCGGAGCGGTCGCGGCGCCATGCTGGCCCCACTCAAGGCTGTCGACGGCACGGTGTCTCTCCCTGGCCTGACCTTCGGTAGTGAAGTCAACGGTGGTATCCGCCGTGCGGGCGCGGCTGACTTCCGGTTTGTAGTGACCGGTGCTGACGTACTGGCCGTTACTGCTGCTGGACTCGCCGTCACCGGCGTAGTAACTGTATCCGGCGCGGCGACCGTAACCGGCGACATAAACACAGCCGGTAACCTCAACTTCACCGGCGCTAACCCGACCATACTGGGCGGGGACACTGACGGCGTAGTCACCATCAGCCCCAACACCGCGATACTGGGCGGTCTGGTTAAGTTGTACGGCGACACCCACGGGACCAAGGCCGGCGACATTGAGTTCCTCAGTGACGCTGGCATTACCGGCCACTATGACTTGTCCGCTACTACCTGGGACTTCATAGCCAACAACCTGTTAACGACCGGCACCCTCGGTGCAGGAGCGGGTACGCTCACCTCACTGGTACTGACTACCGATCTGGCAGTAGCTCACGGCGGTACGGCAGCTTCAACTGCAAGTGACGCCAGGGATAACCTTGGACTCACCATTGGCACGAACATACAGGCGTTCGACGCTGGGCTACAGTCCATAGCGGGCCTGACCACCGTTGCTGACCGTATGATCTACGCCACTGCGATGGACACTTACGCGGTCGCTACCCTGACAGCAGCCGCACGGACAGTGCTGGACGACGCCACTGTCGCAGCCATGCTGGCTACGATGGGCGGCGCGGCTCTAGTGGGCGCGGACCAGTTAATGACTGCTACCACATTCAAGGACACCGGCAACACGGTCAACGACATTGGCTCTTCCGGTGGCGGTACGCAGGACATTGACTGCGCGCTGGGTCAAGCGGTCAAGCTTACCGTGGACACCAGCACCAACACCCTCACCTACTCTAACCCTCCAGCGAGCGGCATCGAGGGCGGGTTTGTCTGCCAGATGACCAACGGCGGGTCGCAGACGGTAGCGTACCCTGCTGGGCAAGACTGGGTAGGCGGCACTGCCCCGACCTGGACAACAGCGGGCGTAGATGTGTGGGTGAACACCACCGTCGACGGCGGCACGACCTGGATGGGCTTTGTTGTGGGGCTGGACGTTAAATGAATAATATACGCAGAGCCATGATGGGCGCGGCTGGGCAGGGCGGGTCATCTGACGTTGACTGGTCTTCGTGGGACGGGTCCCAAGACGTTACAGGTGTTCAAATAGAGACAGCTATTTCCAATCTAAATAGTTGGTATAAGTGCGACGTAGCCCGTAGAAGTGATACGGAGTACGTCGTAGTCTACTCCAAAGTAGATGACGTTATAAGAGCTGGGCTGTACACGGTTGCAGGAGGGACAACAACCGCAGCCGCAGACGTAGTAACGGACACCCCAGCTAATAACATTCGAAACGTAAGAATAGTGCCGACAGATGAAGATGATAAGTGGCTGGTCGCGTATAACGGCGTTGGCGACGACTATAACAGCTACTTCATCTTAACTTATGGCGGCGGTACTTTTTCTGCAGGAACAGTCGCAAAAAGCACCAACACGTCTAACAGAACTGTCATGGCTTCACTTCTTAAGTGGACAGGTGGGAATTACGCCTACTTCTACTCCAACAGGGCATCTGACAACTACGTTGTGGAGCTGGTGACGTACAGCGGTACGACTGTAACCGTTGGTGCGGAGACTCTAATTGACGCAGGCGTATACAACTCGGCTCGCGAAGGTATTTCCGCTGCTTTAATGAACGACGCGTCTAACGCTATCGCTGTGGGGTACGGCGACATCGCGGGTGACTGGGTTGAAGTGAGAGTTTTAACACTGTCTGGTACTACCGTCACCATAGAAGCAACGTATACGTCGGGCACTGTGTATAGCCCCAGAAGTGTCAGTGTAGCCGCCAACTCTGATAGAACAATAATTATAAGCTACGGCGCGGACGCAACTGCGACGTCAGTTGTATTATGGCTGGCAAGAACGCAGGTTCTAACATGGGATGGTTCTACAACCATAACCGCAGACGACACTAGTTATGACCTCAGCCAAACGTCAGCAAGCGTGACTACTTGGCCCAACCAATATTGTCACTCGTGGCACCATTTGTCAGGAGTGTACTTCCTGCGTATGGAGAACACTAACACTTCGACTTTTCAGGGAGTCAATGTACATGAGTTTAGTGACCCAGAAAACGGTACGGAAATAGCTTCGGACGCCGCTCATATGCCCAGCCCCATCTTTTATCAGAGCATGTCCAGGTTTGCCACACTAGACGACAACACAATAGCCGTAGTGGGCGTAGACACAAGTTATAACTTAAAGACTGGAATAGTAGTCAGGGAGTAGAAACATGAAAGCACTGGTACTTAACGGCGCAATTCTAAACGAACGCGCCAATAAAAAAGACGCTGTCGACGACAACGGCACGCTACTTTCTCTAGCCGCTGACCCCAGCACTGCTCAGTACGAAGAGGGGCACCTGTTCGATGTCGACCAGACACCTAAGCCGGACAGGGACGTGGTAACCAAGGCACCTATGGCTCTGGTCAGCGGCGTTCCCACCTTAGTGTGGAACGCCAGGGACTACACGCCGGACGAACTGATCACTGCCACAGAGGACCGCCGTGCTGAGCGCCAGGATGAACTAGCACGCAAGCGTTACTCGGAAGAGGTGGGGGGCGTAGAAGTGAAAGGTATGCCAATGAACACCGCGCGGGACAGCACCGCCCTGCTCACCACGACCCTGACGGGCATGGGCCGGAACCCCAACAAGGTCGTGCAGTGGAAGGACGGCAACGGTTCGTGGCACTCACTGAACAGAGCCGCTATGATAGTTATGAGCGACGGCGTGTTTGAGCACACCCAGGCCTGCCGTGCTAACGAGAACACGAAGAGTCTGGATATCGCAGCAGCAGCTACTATAGACGACATCAACGCAGTAGACATCGACAGCGGCTGGCCCGCGTAGACAGGGAACCATGTTTATGAACAAGGAATTAACCAATAACGCGCTAGCGCGACTTTTAACGGTCGAGAATTTTATACTGACGTGCGGGTTCGTTTTTCTAGCTGGCGTATTCTACACAACTCTGCAGGTTGATGTAGTTGTAGCGCAGACCACTGCGGATACCGCGCTGACCACCGCGAAGATGGCAGAGCAGAATTCTATAGAGCGGGCTGAAGTGGGCGCCAAGGAAATGCAAATTGTCCGACGGGAGTTGAGCGATATTAAAGCTGGTCAGGCCATATTTGATACCGCGATACGGCACATGGTCAAGCAGCAGGACCG